CCCTTGCGCATAGGGGGTAGCACTCACATAGATAATCGGCTTCCCAGGAGTAATCCTAGCTATATCCTTCCATAGCTTCGAAGTCTTAGGGAACCCTGATATATAGTTATGTGACTCGTCCAAAATAATGAGGTCATAACTAGTAGATACTTTGCTAGCCTGATGATAGTTAGTTACAGTATAGTCCTTAATATGAGGGAACCTTGCTAAAGTATCTCTCCACCCTTCTAGCGCCTTCTTCTTAGTAATAATAAGCACCTTTTCTACCAAGACTTCTTCGCACATTAAGAGGGCTGTTAGACTCTTGCCCGTTCGTTCTTCCATAGCAAGATACACAAGGCTATGGGCTCTTAGTACTTCTAACGCCTCCTTAGCTAGTGTTTCTTGGTAGGCGTAGGGTACTAGAGGACTGGTCTTTTCTGGCATACTGCTTCTCCTTTTACCCAATCACACTCATTAAAGAAGGCGCAGTACTTTTCAGAGCAGAGGTAGTATTTAGGGTTACCTCTGAATAACACGTTTAGCGGTATTGTGCCAGCTTCTACTATCTCCATAGTCTCTAACATCTTATTCACAATAAACTTCGCTTGCTCTACATTAGGAGTTAGCTCCCCTATAAGCCCTTCAGTACTAGTCTTGCGGAGTATCACGTTTTGTATTAAGCTGTGCTCAATATTATATCCGTGAGATTGGGCTAGATATTTGTACACGGACTGTTGAGTAGTGTAATGGTGCATGACCGCTTTGCGTCTAGAAGTCTTTACATCTGCTACTACTGTGTCAGTGAGGTAATCTATAGTTCCTCCAATAGCGTTAATGATAGGGTTACCCGAGATAGGTATCTCTAAGAACTGCTCCACTGCAAGAGGGATAGGTGTGAATGGAACTATGTCTTCTACAAAGGCTCTTACCCCTTTAACTATAGTATCTTGCGCAGTATTTGTGTCTTCTTGAGGGTCGTAGTATAACTTATCCTTCTTCTCTATCTCTGCGAACTCTTCTACTGCAGCATCTGTGAGCTTCTCTACGTTATCGTCTACCTTACCTTGCTTAATAGCTTCGCTCCACAGAACTTCCGCGGCTTTGTGGATAGATGTACCTATAGCTGCTCTAGCTCCTGGTATACTTGTGCGACCTTCTAAGAAGACCTTTGCCCATTGTAAAGGGCAGTTAACGAAGTTATCTATACTGCTAGGACGTATTCTAATGCCTGTGTTGTTTACTTGTATATTCATAATGATTCCTCTATCAGTCGCGCGTACCCACCTATATCGTGCCAGCTATCTACATACTCGGGGTCTCCATTAACTATCCGGCTAATCTTATGGCAGATCATTTCTAGCGACTCCTTCTTATCGTCGCTCATAGAGTCCCAGCTTTCTCCTAGCTGTATTGACCTTTTTAGTAACTGGCTTACTTTGCCATTCTGCGCCATAGTACCATACCTACTGCCTCGTTCTTTTAGCGTGTTCTCTAACTCGTCCATTATGCTCTCCTGTCTAATATGTTCTTTAGTTCTACTTCTGGCCCTACGTAATCTTCCCCTTTGAAGAGGTTAGCTTTAACGTTAGGTTCTGTGGGTACCACTTCTTTAGTCTCATTGCTTGTACAAACGGCTTCTATAGCCTCTCGCACTTGCTCAGAAGAGAGGCCTAACTTCCACATCCCTCCTACCGCAATATACGTTAGGTCTACTAGTGCGTCTAACACTTCTACCTCTGACTTAGCTGAGGCAAGTTCTCCTAGCTCTTCAGCTAAGATAGTAGTTGTAAGTTGTTTATCAAAGGCTTGAGGATATCTCTCGCCATTCCAATCTGCTATTCGGGTTATAAAATTCATAGTTTAGCTTCCATAGTTATTTTATTGCTTGGTGAGTAATCATATATTTCTAAGTCTGAGCTAGTGAAGTCTTCTTTACCTACTTCACTTAATAACCTATACTTAGGGTGGCTTCCTTTCTCTCTAGCCCGCAGCTGGCTCAGATATAGCTTAGCCGCTTGCCAATGCTCTTTATAGATATGGGTGTCTCCAAATATCATAGTAACTTCCCCTGGCTTCAGACCTACTTCATTAGCTAGGGTGATATTCCATGCTGCGGCAAATACCGCATCTGAGGGTACGCCTATCATAACATCTGCACTCCGCTGATACCATATCATGTGGAGCTTACCTGAAGCCGATACATACCACTGGTACAATAGGTGGCAGCAAGGTAAACTTAAAGAGTTTAGCTTATCCGGTCTCCACCCTGACACTAGCATACGCCGGTCGTTAGGAGAGTTCTTTAGCTTATCTTTTAGAGCTTCTAGCTGGTTGAATCCGTCCCAGTCCAACCATGCGTTACCATAGTCTAGTTCTAGCTTGCCATCTTCGTCCGCCCATTGGCCCCAATAGTTACACCCTTCGGCTTCAAAATCTTGGACCGACTTAGGGCCCTTCAACATAGCTGCTAGCTCTCCTAGCACACCCTTGTAAAAGATCTTCCTTCCTGTTAAGAGAGGGAAGTAACCTTCTGATAGGTCAGGTATTACTAGAGTGTTACAGAACACCGACCTAGTTACACCGTTCCTACCTTCTCGGACTTCTCCTTGCTCTACTATATTAGCGACTAACTCGCTATAATGGTTCTCAAACATACGTTACTCCTTGACATATTTATATAGGTAGTCATCTTCTATGCTACCCCAGTTGTACCCTACAAAACATTCCACCGGCATGGGCAAGTCCGGTATCTTTACACCTTTAATAGATTCAAACCAAGCTCTCTGCATACAATCAGCTAATACCTTACTAGCCTCCTCATACATCTCTTCTTCCTTTGGGCACTCTAGGATGTAAGAATCGTGGATAAAGTTGAGTACCTTCACTCTAGGGTCTAAGTCCTTTAGAATATAATGAAGAGCTAACTTAGCTACTTCAGCCCCAAATCCTTGGTTCTGAATGTTTAGTTGGTCCGTGAGGAGCTTAGCAGTATACCTCCTACCTAAAGGTGTTACCCCAGTTAGCCCACTGCGCCACGCACTTATCCCTCTATCTTGCCAGGCTGCTATAGCAGGCCAGAGGTTCCTCCACTTTTTCTTAACTATAGTTAGTTCTGCCTCCGATACTTGCATACCTGCTAGCTTAAGCAGAATCTGGCCGAACACTTTTATGCCTGCACCATATAAGAGTCCGAAGTTAGCAGTCTTAGCTACTTGACGCTGAGTCTTAGTGAACTCTTTACCAAATAGCATCTCTGCAGTGTACTCGTGGAGGTCTTCACCATTCCTAAACCGCTCTTCCATTCTACGCTCTGCAGTTATCGCACAAATACAGCGTAACTCTAGCTGCGCATAGTCAGAATAGATCAAGACTTTATCATCTTCAGTAGTATAACCAAATACTCCTTTAAGAGCTCTAGGTATTTGCTGCAAGTTTTGCGCTTTAGACGCCAACCTGCCACTCTTTGTAGAGGGCACGAATTTACCAAATATTCTCCCTTCTCTTGTATCAAACTTATCTAGGAATGAGTTCTGCTTCTTAAGCTTCCTAGTCGCTCTTACATCCCTAGCCTTATCATTACCGTTAATAGCTAATAGTTGTAATGCTAGGTCATCTGATTGCTCGGCGCCTATATAAGGCCTAACTTGCTGCCAGCTATTCACATTTATAGGCACCGCTAACCTATCTATCTCGGTCAAGTTCTCGGCATACCTCTTTTGTAGCCTATCTTGGTCCACCGGCATACCATTTAACTGGAAGTCTAGACAGTGTGACAAAGTTAGAATATCTAGTTGGTACCCATACTCTTCTTTCTGCTCTTTTACTTCGTCATATACATTACCTAAGTAATATACATCAGTGGCAGCATAAGCGCACTGTTCTTTGCTAAGCTGAAGAGAGGTCCATTTAGACTTCTGCAATATCTTCTTGTCAAGCCCTTGCTCAAGGTAAGGGTCATAACCTAACGTATATTGCATAACCGCGTCAAGAGAGAACTTCTCTTTACTGTAGTAATGTAGTTTAGCTAGTAAGAAAGTGTCATCAAATACCTGGGGCTTCCAAGCAGAGTTAAGTTGTGCTTGTATAGTACTTACATCATAGCTTGCGTTGTGCATAACCACGTGTTGTGAGGTTAGCTTTCCAGCTAATAAGAAGGGGTCAGGACGGTGAACTAGGGTTACTTCGGTCCAGTCAGATTGAAAAAACTGAGCTAACATAATAGGCCCATACAACCCGTCAGTTTCTGTGTCAAAGTATAGTGGTGCTTCGCGATCGAATACTAGGTCTTCTAGTGTAGCGAAGCGATAAGGTACTTCATTCATATTGTACTCCTTAGACGTTAAAAGCCCTCTACTTATCCTATATAAGCAGAGGGGTACTACAGATAAACTATAGTTTAGGTCGTGCTTCTACCTCAGTAGATTGCTCTGTAAACTCTGCAGTGCTATCGTCTAGCCCTTCAAAGCCACCTTCTGCTTGAGCTTCAAATGATGCGCCACCTGCGAACTCTACAAACTTGACGAGCTGTACTGCGTTCAAGTATAGCGTTACACCTGCCTGGTTGCCAGGAGCATTGTATATACCCATAGCTCCGCTAACACTGCCCTTAGACCCGTTACCTATCTTCTTACCACCTAAGCTTATCTTATTAGCTTTAGCATTATAGATATCTACTACTTTAGCAGTGCCATCTTGATAGACAGGATTAGTCTTGAAGGTGAACGAGAAGCGATCTCCATCAACCTCTTTATACCCTGTAGACTTAGGAGCACCTAAACCTTTAGGTTTGAAGTCTTCCCAGAACTCTTGAATCTTAGCTATAAATGGGGCAGCTGTTTCGGCATCTAGAACAAGGGAGGTAGAGTACTTTTTATTACCACTTAAGTCCTCTCTTCCTTCTCCATCAATGAATACCCACTGTAGCTCTCCTACTGGAGAAGTGATTGCTTGTGTTGACATATCTTATTACCTGCTGGTTAAACGACCAGTAACGTTGCTAGAAAGCGCTAGCCCGCTGGAGAACATTCTCCGATTGAGGTGTAATTATACATTATCTAAATTGAAAAGTACAATAGAATTTTCTTATGACCTAATTAGTTTTTACTATACTACTGGCTCGGCTTATGGCCACATACATTAAACGTAGGTAGAGTTTGTAGTCACGCTCCGCACACATAGCGAGGTCCGTTGTGTTCAGGTACACATTCTTATAGGTACTCCCCTGACTCTTATGTACTGTCATAGCGTAAGGGAAGTCTAAACATATAACGCAGTCCTTAAAAGTAAGGTAATCTCTCCAAGCTTTAGCTCTACCCCTAGCTAATGGAGTATGAGGGTTATTCTTCGCCCACCCCGCTGCTCCTTGGTGATGAGTATCTTCTATCTGCTTATTAGCAGCTGAAGCAGCTCCTCCCAGTTCTTTAAGTTTCTGCTGATAATCGTAGTGCCCAAACACATAAGCTATAGTGATAGGAGTAGATACCTCGTGGTCATACACTATACCATAAGATATATTAGGCATACGAAGTAGGTGCTCCAGTGTTTTATACTTACTCCCTAGCTCTAAGACGCCAAAGAAAGGCTGAACTATCTGTTCTACGTTCTCTGCGTGTTCTATAAGAGTGTAGCTATGTCTAGTGGTCGGACTAAGTAGTTCGTCTTGTAGCTTGGGTTTAGATCTGCCTGAGAGCTTCGCGTTCATTTCTTGCACACACTTATTCGTATAGGCAAGCATCACCTTGTCCTTCTCTTTATCCTCCTTCCACTCCTCGTATAGGTCGAGCCCTCGCATAAATGAGCTATTTGTCTCTAGCGGAGCCGGAGGTGTGGCCCCTGTGATATAGCTTACTAGCTGAGACAAGGGGGAGAGGAGAGGGTTGGTGCTAGCCTGCCTATGTATAGTAGCTAGTTCT